AAGTAAAAACATGGAGGGTCGTAAGTAAATAATGGCTGTAGTTATAAACGGAAATGGAGCAGTTACAGGTCTTACAGCCTTGCCAGATTCAGCTATGGCAACTGGTTCTGTTATTCAAGTTGTAGAAACTAAAATAACTGCTAAGTCATCAGTAAACATGACTACAAGTTATGCAGACGTTGCAGGTTTTAGCGTTACCATAACGCCAAGTTCTACAAGTAATAAAATAAAATTAACCGCTATGATTAATCAGAGTTCTATATCTCAGCATGGCGGTGGTAGATTTGTTAGAAGTGTAGGAGGCACAGATACAGTTCCAACAGGTTGGATTGGCGATGCAAGTAGTAATAGAACACGAAGTACAACTGGAAATTTATTTGCGATTGTATTTCAAGATAGCAATGGTTCAGATGTAAATTTTCCAATTCCTGTTACTTTGATAGATGATAGTCACGGTACAACATCAGCAATAACCTATAAATTTCAAGTGAGTTGTTCAGGTGGTACTCATGCTATTAGATTTAATACTGGGGATGATGATGACCAGCCATTCACTTATGTAGCAGTATCTTCAATGATTGCAGAGGAGATAGTAGCATAATGAAATACGATCATGACGCTATTTACAAAGCATACGCTGGAATAGTTGTTTCTATTAATGACGATTTAGGTGCATTTGACAAAGATGGAAAGTCAGTAAGTATTGATGACAGTCTTGTGACAAAGGCTAGGACTGAGCTTGATGAAGAGGCAGCAAAAGTAAAGTACAAAACTGATAGATCGCAAAATCCTAATAATCCTAATTCAAGCGGTACATATTATGCAGATTGGAGAGAGCAATTTGCAATGTTGTATGACGATTTGCTTGCTGGTAAACTAGATGCAACTGGCAGTTTTGCTGCACATAACAAAGCAGTTAAAGACGCTAATCCAAAACCATGAGTCAAATCAAACTAAAACATAGCGGTGGAAATGGTGTAATACTTGCAGCACCAGCTAGTAATCCTTCTTCTGATGTAACTCTTAAATTACCTCAGGCTGATGGAAGTGCTAACCAATTCCTAAAAACTGATGGTTCGGGAAATTTATCGTTTGCGGGAGCAGGAGATTATGTCAAAATATCTTCTGATAGTGGTACAAGTGGTGGCTCTGTTATCGCTTTTGATGATCTTGATTTAACAACATACAGAGCCTTTGATATTTTAATTTTTATAACTCCTGTAACTGATGATACTGATGTCCGTTTCAGATTTAGAGATGGTGGTTCAAGTGGTGCAGATGTAACCACATCAAGTTATATATATGGTGGAGATGAACATAGACCAACCAATAATGAAAGTCTTGATTCAAGAGAAACACAAAATCATATTAGAATTGCACAACAGGTAGGTAGTGGCTCACATGAGGGTGCAGGTATTAATGCAAGGGTTCATTTTGCAACTTCATCAGATACAGGCGATTTAGATAGGATTACAAATAGAGTAAATTATGATTGTAACTTTAAATTTTCTGGTGGTGGATCAAGATTTAGTCAAGGTATTGGTCACTTTTCACAAGATGCTTCAAAAATTATGACTGGTTTTTCATTTAGTTTTACATCTGGTAATATTGCTGAATACATTTACTGTCTTTATGGAATAAAACGATAATGGGTAGACATAAAACTATAAACGGAATACAAGTTCCTTTGACAGCAGAAGAGGAAACCGCTAGAGATGCCGAAGAAACTGCTGCGGCAGCATATAAAGCTGCTAATGCTTATAAATCAGCAAGAAGAACAGCATACCCAACAGTTGAAGAACAAATGGATATGCAGTATTGGGATAGCGTCAATGGTACAACAACATGGAAAGATGCTATTGCCAAAGTAAAATCAGACAACCCAAAGCCTAGTTAATTATGTCAGAACTTAAAGTCAACAGTATAAAAGGAACAGGAGCTAGTACAGCAGCAATCACGATTGATAGTTCTTCTGGTGGTTTTTCTGGAAATATTACTAATCGTCAAGGTAAAAATTTGGTGATCAACGGAGAAATGATGATAGCCCAACGTGGTACGTCATCTACAACTTCTGGACTAGCTACTGTAGATAGATTTCAACAAATACACGCTGGAACTGATGAAGCACCAACTCAAGCACAAGTTGACGTTGCAAGTGGGACTACACCATACACTCTTGGTTTTAGGAAAGCATTTAAAATAACAAATGGAAATCAAACAAGTGGTGCTGGTGCTGGTGATTATATTTGGATTCAAACTAAATTAGAAGCACAAGATGTCGCAAATAGTGGTTGGGACTATTTATCAACATCAAATTATATAACCTTGTCTTTTTGGGTAAAATCAAGTGTGGCACAAGATTTTAAAGGTTATCTAAGGTCAAGAGATGGAACTGAAAGAATGTACCCATTTGCAACAGGTGCTTTAACTGCTGATACATGGACAAAAGTTACAAAAACAATACCAGGTAACACTGGTTTGCAATTTGATAATGATGCTAATGAAGGATTACAATTAAATATTGGATGTTTTTTTGGTACAGATCTAACAAATAATTCAACTACTGAAGATGCTTGGGCTACTTGGGATAGTGCAGCGAGATCCAAAGATATGACTTCAACATGGTACACAACAAATGATGCAACATTTGAAATTACAGGAGTTCAATTAGAAGTAGGCAGTGTGGCAACAGATTTTGAACACCAATGTTATCAGTATCATCTTTATCGTTGCTATAGATATTATGTACAAAGAGGTTTTGAGGTTCTTATGGGTAATAAATCTGGTACTAATGGATTTCCAAGAATAAATTATCCTGTTGTAATGAGGGATACTGCAAGTGTATTTATACAACGTAATGGTAACAACCACGAAATGAGAAATCAGAATGACGGAAGTTCTCTTACAGGTATATCAACTTACAACCAATATGATTATGGTTTTGCTTCTAGAGGAGGAGGAAGTCATAATATAATTTATGCATCAACTTATTATGCAGATGCGGAGCTTTAAATTATGAACATTACAAAAGCAAAATATGTCATGTCAAAAAAATATGAGGAAAGCTCAAAATCTTGGGTTAATGATGAGAACGAATCAATAACCGCAACTATTGATGGACAGGAATGGTCAGTACCTTTAATTGAAGGCAACAGACATTATTCTGAAATTATGAGACAAGTTGCTGAAGGCACTCTTACTATTGAAGCTGCTGATTAATAATGGCAATAATTCCAGGAAAAAAGAATTTTACTGTTGATAGGAGAGCAGATTTTCCTATTAAATTGACATTCAAAGATTCCACTGGATCGGCAATAAATCTAACTGGATATACTGTAGCTGCACAAGTTTATGATGAATCACGTTCCACAAAATATGCAGATTGGACAGTAGCTTACACAGATAGAGCTAATGGAATTATTGATATTTCTCTTACAGATACACAAACAGCTACTTTTACTCCAAGTATTTTGTTTTATGACGTATTGTTAACAGAACCAGGTGGTAGCAAAAACTATTATTTAGAGGGTAAACTATTTATAAGTGAGGGTTACACAGCATGAGCAATCCAAATCAAGTTGTAGTTAGTCAGGTTTCTGATGTAACTACAGTTGAAATCACAACGCAAGGCCCACAAGGTCCTGCTGCTGCTGGTGTTACTTTTGATGTAACTGGGAAAGTAGATGATGCCATCTTTTATTACCATGCTGCATCTGATACATTTAAAGCAGATTCAACCACTACTAAACTTACACTGGTCGACGGTGGAAATTTTTGAAATTTAATTGTATCATTTAATTAAAACGCTATGGCTAACACAGTACGCATAAAGAGATCTACAGGATCTTCAGCACCAACAAGCCTTGCAAATGCTGAGTTAGCTTTTGCAGAAGGCAGTAAAAAGTTATTTATCGGTATTGGAACAGGTGGAGCAGGAGGAACTGCTACAACTATTGAAGCTATCGGTGGAACTGGTAGTTTCTTTGACAAATCTACAGTACAAAATGCAAATAAAGTTATAGCTGGTCCGACAACAGGTAGTGATGCTGCTCCTACATTTAGAGCTTTAGTAGCTGCTGATATTCCTTCGTTAGCTCATAC